ATCACATACAGTCCCAGGAGTAAAAATACTTTCGTAAATAGAAGCATTTAGAAAAATCTTAGATATATCTAGATTTGCTCTATCAGAGACTATAGTAATATTTTCAAGCGTGATATCGCCAGATTTATAATTATCCATTATTTCATAAGCCTCTTTAGTTCTTTAGAAATCTGAGTAGAATGTCTCTTTTCTAAAATTTGTATACTTTTATTTTTTTCATTGATTTCTAGTTCATATTGAAAATATGTGACTGGATCCCAATAAGTAACTTCAGAAGATGGTATATTATTTGCCAATGAAGTTGTATTTGTAAAGACAGTATTTGCTTTACTTTCTCTACCATAAAGATAACTATTTGCAGTGATAGTTCCATTGGAAGTGTTATCAAATAGATTTTTAAGAACAACAATAGATGAGTTTGAAAAGTTTACCTGCCCACGACCAGTACTATTGGCACTAAATGTAACATTCACAATCTCATCTGAAACAAATAATGATCCATTAGCAACTGCATATGAAACTATTCTATTAGTATTATATACCCAATCTTCTTTTTTTCGTACGTATCCATTTGGAATCGTATTTTTAATATCATCTAGATAAGTTGGATTGTAATATCTAGCCAATGATCCATTAGCGCTTACTATATTTGTATATTGAGAAACTGAAATTTGTTCTGGTTGAGTATACCAGTTGTTTCTAAAATATTTTATTTTGCTACTAGCATTTTCATATGATCCATATTTCTTTATAATAAAAGCATCAAATGTATCTTGATCAAGATTCCAGTCATAATATGGATCAACCATCTTATTTGTAAGATAGAGAATCCATGACATATATTGATCTTGATAATATTCATCAGCAATTGTATCTGGGCGTTCATGTGGTTTTATATTATAAAGATAATATAAAGATGGGTTAGAATAAACGCTATTAAGTACGACCGATCTTTGGGTAATATTAACGGCAACGGTATTAGCATAGTTTATTAGTTGAAACTTTTGAAAATATCTTTCTGGCATTTGGTTATGTTCCAGGCGTAAGGGGCGCAAAACCAGGAAAACTAGGTAGTAGTCCTCGAGGTAATCTTAAACTTGGTGCATCAGGATTAGCTTCCTTATCAATATCCATTTTGGTAAAGTATTCAATTTCTTGAAGTTCTATTTTAAGTTCGATGCCTGTAGGTGCAGCTAAACTACTTCTAAAAAACGAAGGTCCACCAGAAGGCGCGTAATTTACATTTAAACTTTTAATAATACATGGTTTGAATGTATAAAGATTCTCTTCGGATGGGGATATTGTAATATTTACCATTTCGGGGTATTCAAATATTACACCAGATGAAGTTAATAATCCTGGTAATATATGATATTTTATTGTTTGTACAATTTTAGTTAACATATCAGATTCTTGTTTGGATTTTGGGAAAAACTTCCAAGAAAAATTATGTGTTTTAAACTGTGGACCTTTAAATACAACTGTTGTAAATGGATTAATTGCAAATCCTGATACCGCGCTTGCAGCATTCATAATTTGTTCAGCGCCTGGTAGTGCAGTTGCTGCTGTAGTAATTACAGCTGCAGCTATTCCTTCCAATCCTGCATTAACTTTTTCTCGCCCACTAAATGTGCCTGACGTTGCTGCTTCCGTAAAAGACCCCATCATAGGTCCTAAGTCTACGGTTGGATAGTTTAAGGATGTTGTATCGTTTAATTGATTAGGTATAGGAAGATGAATTACACCTTTATTTGTTATAACTTTTCTATCAGAGATAGCTCTTTTGGTGTATTTAACAAATCTTAAAGACATATAATATTTATTAGCATTTGTTATAAGATCTAAAGGAAACATTAAATTAGCTTGAAATAACCCCGCTCTTCTTTCACGACCAGGTAAATTAGCAGCTTGTGAAGCCCCATACAAAGCAACTCCACCTACAGTTGCTTGTAATGCTAAAGAAATTGCACCAGACTTGGCGCGGTCGACCAGACTTAATCCTGCAGTTCTTTCATCAGCTCTAGCTGAATGGCTTGTCATTCATTTACTCCTTGATAAATATAACTCAATATATATTTATATGAGCTTTGAAGAATGGCAAAATACAAACAGGGTTTCTTCAAACCCATCAATCCACAAAAATATAAAGGTAATCCGACTAATATAGTCTATAGAAGTTCCTGGGAACTAAGACTCATGAGTCATTTTGACACTACAAAGGAAGTACTTTGGTGGTCATCTGAAGAAAAAGTAATACCATATAGATCACCGGTTGACAATAGAATGCACAGATATTTTGTTGATTTTGTAATACAAATCATAAATAAAGAAGGTAATACTGAGACTGTAATGATTGAAGTCAAACCAAAGATGCAGACTCAAGAACCAAAGAAACAACCTAAGGTAACCAAAAGATATCTAAATGAAGTATTTACATGGGGTGTCAATAAGGCTAAATGGGATGCAGCACAAGAGTATTGTGCTGACCGAGGTTGGAGGTTCATGATCATGACAGAAGAAGAAATATTTGGTACTAAAAGATGACGGCTTATATCTTTCAACAGATAGCGCAAAAAGGTAAGCTTGAAGGTATTGATTCGTCAACCCGTCAGAGAGATGCTCGTACTTGGTTTCGCAGTGCTGCACAGGAAGTTTCGTCTGTTAATACTAATCAACTGATGAATGACAAAAAGAATCTAGTTAATAAGATGAATGAAGAGTCTATTGGCTCTATGTATATGTTTTCATATAACCCAAAGCATGAAAAGACTCTACCACATTATGACATGTTTCCATTAATTTTTCCTATCGGTATGAAGAATAATGGATTTTTAGGTATGAATCTACATTATCTACCGCCAGTACTTCGTGCAAACCTTATGAATAACCTTTATGAAACACTAAATAATAAGAAATATGATAGTACTACTAAGCTTAAACTATCATATGAGTTATTGAATGGATATGCTAAATTTAACTATTTTAAACCCTGTGTCAAGCATTATCTTCTAAATCATATTTCAGGTAGTTTCCTATATGTGGAACCATTAAACTGGGATATTGCTCTCATGCTTCCGACTGAGAGATTTAAGAAACAATCCAAAGAATTAGTCTGGAAATCAGTCAGAGAGAACTTAAAGTAATGGCATTTAGTATATCCAAGTTTTCTACCCATTTAAATCAATATGGGACTGTAAAAAATAATAGACATGAAGTAATTATTTCTCCACCAGAAGATTTTTGTTTAAAAACGTCTGAGCCTTTTAGATTAATCACTTTAAGAGCAGAAAAAGCTGAACTACCTAGTATTAACTTAGTGACTCAAAAAGTAAATAGATATGGTATTGGTCTTTCACAGATGTTTCCCACAAATGTACAGTTTCAGGAAACCATTTCTCTTACATTTTTAGAGACTGCAAATAGTCTTATGCATAAGTTTTTTCATGATTGGGTAAATTATATCTTTAACTATTCTGGATATGTTAATGGTATATATCTAGCAGAATATAAAAATAGATATGCAAGTATAATGGAAATAAAAGTGTATCTGGATGAAGGTCCCAACTATATCTCAAATAAGATAATATTAACAGACGTATTTCCTACACAAATAAGTGAGGTGCCTTTGTCTTGGGGTGATAATAACACCCACATGAGAATCACAGTAAAATTTGCTTTTACAACTATTATAATGGATAGATTAAACTCTGCAGATGAACACTGTTTTCCATCTACAAAGGAGTTACCTATGGTTAAATCAAATGAAGAGTCACCTATGGTTTTTAAACCAAATGAAGAGTCACCTATTACAAAAACACCTAAATCATTTAATGAATTTGACAATTCAGCACCATCTAAACAAAGACCTATAATACTACCTTAATAATGGAGTTTTGTTATGTTACCTAAGATTTCCCATCCTATTTTTGAACTAAAAGTGCCTTCAACTGATAAACTAGAGAAGTTCAGACCATTTCTAGTAAAAGAAGAAAAGATTCTTCTCATGGCAAAGAGCT